AACTTAAAATGCCCGATAACTTATTTACCTACGAATCGGTAGGGGTACGAAGTAAAAACGTGCTAACGAGGAAAGCTAAACCAATACATGGTATGCCAATCTCGTGGAAGGAGGATTAGCATGAAAGCAATCTATAAAATTACGAATAAATTAAATAATAGATGTTACATTGGACAATCTAATAATCCAATGGCACGATGGAAATCTCATAAATCTAAGGCGCTCAACCATGAAGATGTTGGTAAATCAGCAATCCACGACGCCTTAAGAGAAGTGGGAATTGAGAATTTTGATTTCTCTATTATTGGTTGGTTTGAAGATTATAATGAAAAAGAAAAATATTATATCCAATATTATAATTCCTTAGTTCCTAATGGATACAATATTATGCCAGGAGGAGAAGAGCCACCACATAAATATGGAGAAGATCATCACAATTCAAAATTTTCTCAAGTATTAATTGATAATATTATTGATGATTTATTGAGTCATAAATACACTCAAAAAGAAATCGAAAATAAATATCAAGTAAGTCAACAATTACTTACATCAATTAATAGGGGAGTAACACATAGACGACCTGGCCTAGAATATCCAATTATTAAAACTAATAAATATCATTGTTCAGATGAAACTTTTGAACAAATTGTGTATTTATTAAAAAATTCTCAGTGTACTTGTGCTGAAATTGGGCAATATTTTGGCTTCAGTGGGTCTACTATTAAAGCTATTAATGCTGGACGTAATCATCACATGGATAATATAACTTATCCAATTCGTAATTTTAGAGGGAAAGCTAATTCTCAGTCTGTAGAGGCCATCCTCGCCAAGAGGAGTACAGAGACTATTGATACGTCTTTGGAAAAGTAAGTTTACGCGAAAGCGTATAAGAAATGGTCCAAGCCATATGAAAATATGGATTAACTTGATTTTAATTCCATTGGAGGAACCGCTCTAAAGGTAGGTTCAGTTAAGGTGTCAACTATAAACCTCGCGCGCCTTGCATTAGAAAATATTGGTAATGAGAAGAAATATCTTGTTGCTCTACGAGACCTCGTTGAATTGGATTGTAAGGTATTAGATGTTGTTAGACATATTTTAATAAGGAATGTAGAGAAGGGATTGCTTCCAAACTTTTCTAAGAAGCTCGTTGATTTTGAGCATCTTTATAATACAATTGGTGTAATCGGTATATATGAAACTATGAAAACTTTTGGATATATAAAGGTTGATGAATTTGGTAATACCTTTTATACTGAAAAAGCCGATGCGTTTGGTAAGAAAATTTTCGACGTAATTCATAGAACCAAAGATCAATTTGCATTAGATACCGATTATAAAATTAATCTTGAGCAAATTCCAGGTGAACAATGCGCCGCGAAATTTCAAACGGCAGATGAACTTCTTTTCCCTGACACTGTTGTGAAAGATTTACCCCTATATGGCAATCAATTTATTCCACTTGGAATCAAAACCACTATCCAAGAACGCATTCGTATTGCCAGCTTATTTGATTCTTATTGTAATGGCGGATCAATTGCACACATTAATATTGATGCACCTTTTACTGATTTTGAACAGGCTTGGAAAATGGTTAATTATATAGCCGATCAAGGATTAACGTATTTCGCATTTAATACAAAAATTCAGGCTTGCGCGCAGAACCATGCGTTTTATGGCACAAAATGCCCTATTTGCGGAGGGAATGTAGCCACCGAATACACAAGAATCGTAGGGTAAGCAAATAACGTGAAAGCCCAATATATTTGAAAGAATATAACGCGATTTAAAATAAGAAATCTCGAATAAATGGGAAAGTCTTTAGAGCCTTTTTTACGAACTAGAATAGGAAACTTACACTAGGGCGCCGCCAATCCCGGCGAGATCGTAATAAGAAAAAGGATTAGATAACCCATTGACACAACCTTAAGTTAAAATAATAAAGGGAGGTCTTAACGACTACCAAGAGACGCCGTATAGGCGAAGGTATAGTCTAAACCGAATATGGGTAGAAAATATACTGATAATATTTATGAAATATATAACGATTATACAATTCTTAAAATTAAATATAAAGATGAGTTTATAAACTGCTATCTTGATACAGAAGATGTTAAATATGTTCAAGAAAAGCATTGGAGAACATCACATAAAAAGAACAAGATGTATATAGTAACTGGAAAATCTGGTCAAAAAGATAATCCATTAACTTATCTTCATAACTATCTTTTACATTATATACCTCAGCCGCAGCAAGAAATCGATCATATCGATGGAAATTCTTGTAATAATAGGAAAAATAATTTAAGAATTGTATCTCGTCAAGCAAATATTGATAATACTAGAGTACGTATTGATAATAAAATCGGTATTCGTGGAGTATCACAAGATAATCGATCTAAGAAGTACACTTGCGACTTTAGTTATCATAAAAAACGTTTTTATTTTAAACCTTGGAATACGCCTGAAGAAGCGGTCTATAATCGTAAAATTATAGAAGAGTATTTTGGTATAGAAACTTTAAATAAAAATCCGCTTGCATTACAGTATATTGAAAAATTAACTGATGAACAAAAACAGTTAATTAAAAACTACGTATATAGTAAAATATCTTGAAAAAGACGGTATAATTGTTTATACTCCAATTCGAACATGGTCTGCCGCGCGCAAAGAAGAATATAAAATGAGGGAGTGGGAAGATGTCCGAAATTTCAACTAATATGGAAATGCCAACCTGCCCATTAAGTAGAATACGCAAGCTCTATGAAAAAACAATTAAATTAAGCGATGCTGAACCAATCAGTTTAGAGTTACTTTTGACCGCTTGTTTTCCAACCGTGTGGGCTAATATAAATCAAGCTCTTTCAAATGTATATAATCAAGGGTTTAATGACGGAAAGGAGGCTGCGCGCCATGAAGATAAAGGGAATCACGGATGAGTGCTTTTCTGATTACATTAAACCGTCTATGTTCATTGCTTTCCCGCATTGTACATTTAAATGCGATATTGAAAATAAATGTAAACTATGTCAAAACGCAAATTTAGTAAATGAACCAGATATCGACATATCAAAAGAAGAGTTAATTGAAAGATATAGAAACAATCCAATTACAGAAGCCATTGTAATGGGCGGCCTTGAACCATTTGACTCTATTATAGATGTAAGTTCATTTATTGATTGCTTAAGACGGCAATATAAAGATAACTCTCCAGTTGTCATTTATACGGGATATACAGAAGAAGAAATTATTAATGGTAAGTTCGGAGAAAATCCAGAAACTCTTAAATCATTAGTTAACTCAATTTTATCGCAAGGTAACATAATTATTAAATATGGACGATTTCGTCCCAATGATGAAAATCATTATGATAAAATTTTAGGAGTGGTATTATCCAGTCAAAATCAATATGGAAAAAAGTATGAATAAGATTCAATTAAATCCCAATAAAGATATGGTGATTATTGCGCGCCATGCTTTGGAAGAGAATAATGGGTATTGTCCATGTAAAACTGTTAAAAATGAAGATACTAAATGTATGTGTAAAGAATTTAAAGAGTTTTATATAAATGGCGGCGTTGGGATATGTGAATGTGGATTGTATCAATCATATGCCACCTATCCAACTATTTGCCTATGTGGAAGTACTCGATTTAAAGATAAATTTTTTGAGATCGCGCGCGATCTAACGCTTCAAGGGTATATAGTTTTGATGCCGTTAGTATTTGGTCACTCAGGAGATAAAATTACTGATGAAGAAAAAGCAAGTTTAGATAAACTTCAATTTGGTAAGATTAATAACGCGGATAGTATATTCATTGTAAATGTTGATGGATACATTGGTGAATCTACTCAAAGAGAAATTGAATATGCACAAATGATTGGAAAGCCTATTAAATACTTGGAGAAAAAGGAGTAAATAAATGAAAGAATTTAATGCCTATTTAGCCGGCCCAATATTTACATATGGTGATTTATTACGTAATACAGAATGGGCCGCTAAGTTGCGCGAAGCATTCCCAAATATGAATTTATATAGTCCCGTTGAGAATACAGAGATTAATGGGGTTGAAGGGAAGAAGAAGTTTGCAGGAAGCCAGTTAATTGCAAACGGAGATAATGAGAGGTTAGATAAGACTGATGTACTGATTGCGTGTATTGATGGAGATGTGATTCCCGCAGGCACGGCCGCGGAGATTGGAAAATTCCACGAGAAGATTGCGCGCGGTGATCGTAAATATATCATTGGTATTTGTACAGATAATCGTCAATGTCATATTACCCATAGTGAGGCAAAAGATAAAGGCGGCGCGAGTGAACCTGGTGAGCAACAGTATAGTTACCATAATCTTTATGTAACTGGTTTGATTAAACAGGGTGGAGTATTAGTTGATAATATTGATGAAGCAATTAAGCATTTAAAAGTGTGGTATCTTGATAAAACACTTAAAGACTTTAACGACTATATCAATAATAATTTAGAAACAATTTATTATACAAGAAGTTATTCTCCTACAAAAGCGGGAGAGGCATTAAGGGAAGTGGCAAAGAAACTCTCATCTTTTACGACAAAAAATGTAAACATATTTGATGGTGACTACAATGGAGGTGAAGAGAAATGACTAATCTAATTTATGACATTACTGATTCACCAAAGACATTAAAGGAGTGGATCCTCTATTCTCTCCAGCAAGTTCTCGCAGTCTTTATCGCAACAGTACTCATCGCCAATATCTGCGGCACTCCTATTGATGCTTGTTTAATTGGCGCTTGTTTTGGAACGCTTTTATATCAAGTGTTGACGAAGTTCAGAAGTCCAATGTTCATATCGAGTTGTGGTGCAACCGTGTCTGCCGTAATTGGCGCGCTAGCTATCGGAGGAAGTGGACAGAACTATTTGGCAGTCACTTGTGGCGGTCTTGTAATTTTTGTCATTTATACCATTGTCGCATTGATAATTCGCCTTCGAGGTATCGCCACCATCAACAAGATTTTTCCGCCTGTATTGGTTGGACCAATTACAATGGTCATTGGACTTAATCTTGCCGGGTTTCTACCTACTTATGCCTCTGTTGGAGGAAAACATAGTAATGTTGGTATCCTTGTGGGTATCATCACAATGATAGTGATTGCTGTTAGTTCGCATTATTTTAAGGGATTCATGAAGACAATTCCTTTCTTGATTGGGTTACTGGTCGGATACGGGGCGGCCGCCCTCATCACAGTCTTGAACATCGCGCCGTTGATTGATTTTAGCGTCTTTAAAGGAATGAGCCTATTCCATCTACCGATCCCAACATTTACTTTTTGGAATTTAGACGACTTTAGTTGGGGAATGGTTGGACAGGTAGTTCTATTGTTTACACCAGTCGCCCTCGCCGCCGTGTGTGAGCACTATTCAGATCATAAGGTGCTATCGAATATTATTGGTACTGATTTAACTGAAACTCCTGGACTTCATAGAACTCTTCTCGGCGACGGCGCTGCGTCCTTTCTTGGCACCGTTATTGCGGGACTTCCTAATACAAGTTATGGCGAGTCAATTGCCACGACCGGTTTCTCGAAAGTCGCTTCTGTAAAGGTTATGTCTTTGGCAGCGGGTACAATTGGTTTACTTGCATTTCTTGAACCGATTCAAGTCTTTATCAATTCAATTCCTTCCTGTGTTTTTGGTGGTTGTGCAATGATTCTTTATGGATATATTGCGGCCAGTGGTTTGAAGGTTATGATTAATAGTCATGTAAATCTTGAAAACAATAAAAACTTAATTATTACTAGTGTGATTTTAACGGTTGGAGTCAGTGGAATCTGGCTATTCCATGCATCATTCGCGGGCGTATCTCTGGCAATGATTTTGGGAATTATCTTAAATTTAATTTTAAGAGAAAAAGAATAAAAATTTGACATTCTTCCTATTTTCTGGTATAATGATATTAGAAAATAGGAAGAAGTCTTATAAGGAGACTAAAATGAAGATCAAACTTATTTACGTTAAATCCAATGATGAAATTAAATTTACCAAAGAAGAACTTGAATCTTTGGTTGAAGAAGCATATAAAGAAGGTTATGAGGATGGTAGAAAATGTAACTATTC